ACTGTTCACAATACCGAAAGCCAAGTTCGAAGCGTTGATGTTGCTCAGGGTGTTCCCGGTAACTTGCGTGAATCCCACGATGTTTGAAGCGTTGATGTTGCTCAAAGTGTTCCCGTAAATCAAAGCACTGTTCACAACGCCAAAAGCCAAGTTGGAAGCGTTCAGGTTGCTTAGGGTGTTCCCCGTAACGGTGACAAGTCCAGAGATGTTCGACGCCTGAATGTTCGACAAACCAGACCCGTCTCCTACAATATGTCCACTGACATAGAGATTTCCAGTAAAAGTGCCATCTTGAGCATAGATGTTCCCATTTGTGCTCAGGACGTTTGATGCGATGATAACGTTTGCTGGAGGACAGCAAGCGCTTTGCGCGAATGAAACGGGCCCTCCGTTCGTGATGCTATCACACATCTGTCTAATGTACCTTTAGTTTTTTCTTCGAGCGAAAATCACTATAATTAGTCCCAAAACAATCGCAGCCACGAGAACGAGGTTTTTGTACTGTTCGGCTGAACTGAGCCAAAGGGCCCCATCGAGCGGTACGGGATCGGGGATGCTGGGGAGCCTCTCGGGTTCCTCTGGGACCATAATGGTCTCGAACCGCAAAAGAAACATGTTACGGCCGAGGTCTCGGTTGAGTGTCGAGTCGTAAAACAGAGCACCATTCCCGGCATTCCTCCACGAAATGGTCAATCGATCAAGTTTGTCAATGCGGGAAGGATACTCCGTGCTAATTTTATAATTTTGGGAGTAAAATTCATTGTTATAAACGAAGCTTGTGTTTGCAAATGTCTGAATGTTCGATGCAAGTGATGTCGCCGCTTTGATAGGAACAAAGGCGAACGACCCGTAAAAGGCGTTTGAGTTGGGTACACCCGGGGTCTTCGAGTTTATTGCGAGTGCTGATGCGACGAGCGTCTGGGTCGACCGAAGCTCTTGAATATCCAACGTCAGATACTGGGAACTGTACACGTTCGGCGTCATGACCGAAAGGACCTCAACCTTGGAAATGTTCCGAAGGGGTGTGGTCAAGTACACAGTATATGAATTTGAATTTGGAAATAAATTTAGATCACGATTGTTGGAATCTACATACACGACGTAGTCCATCTATTCTAGTACAAGCATTTATTTGGTTTGAAACACGTGAGACGGATAATGAGAAACGTGGGACCTGTTACCGTGAGAAGGCCACCAATTTCGTTGTACAATGAAACTGTCAACTGTTGAATTTGTCGGATGGGTTCTATGAAGTTGATATCTGAAGGGAAGAAACTTGATACTGTGTAGACAGTCCGTACGTTCGTCTGATCCATGGGGACGGCTACCAGGGACGTCCGAATTTGATTCAAATTTGAGAAGGTTCCCGAAAGGTTTGGTCCGATGTTTGACGTTTGGGGACGGGCTTGTGTATTGCTGCTGAATGTCGTGATGGCCGTCTGAACGTCCATCCGGTCATTGAATTTTGAGTCGAGTTCCATGGCGTACAGGTAAGCTACATTTGAGCTTCCAGATGATATGTTCGACGAGATGCTCGCTGAGAGAACTTCAGCCTTGACAACATTTCTCAGAGGGATATTGATGTACCCAATGAATGAATTGTTGGCAGGGGCGAAAACCGAATCCACTTTGAGAGTATACGTTTCGTAGTTCTCGCACATTCCTATTTAATGTTTAGAGTTTTTTTAGTCTTCCAGGAGCGACCCGCTCAGGCCACCGGTGATGGTGTAGTCACGCATCTGGTCCCGCACGTACTCGCCGGAACGGCACAGGCCACCTGGGGTCAGCCCCTGTGTGTAGTACGCAGCGTCTTTGGAGGGACCTGGGACGCAGTTCAGACCCAGAGTAGTTTCGAAGATGCTCGCCGGGTCCTTGCTCGCACTGGGGCCCGCTTGGGTCACGATGGGGTACGGGACGTAGCTCGAGACGGTCTTGGAACCGTTGCCCTGGACCAGCATGACCAGAATGGCCAGCAGAAGACCGATGATCATCGCATGGACCAACATTTTACCAACCTTGAATGCCATTTACAAATATGTTATATTTTTTTTAGGTTCCAAGTCCAAGTCGGCCTGTGACCTTTTTCCAATTTTAAAACAAAAAGGAAGTCCGGCCGAAACGCGTTAAAGCTAAGATTCACTTTTCTCCAAAGGTTACAGAGATGGAGTTTTCATTTGATACTGGTGGTGGCAAGACGATGAACATGGATGATGACGAGGCGCGCATGCTTGACGAAATTACTATTCAGGCGCCTGAAAAAAAGACGGTTCCCCTGAAGCCCAAGGCGGCTCGGCCGAGCCCGTTTGCGAAGCGGGTCGCCGGCCCATCGATGAGCGCCCCTCCTCCTGCCGATGAGGGTCTGGATATGTTCATGAACCCCGGGAAGCGGACGGCGCCGATGCCCCCTCCTCCAGAGGAGTTTGACGGCGGTGAGGAGGAGTACGGAGAAGAGGAGGGGGGAGAGTTCCAGCCTGGTGAGGGCGGCGGTGGTGCCCAGGTGCCTTCTGATGGATACAAGACGATCGAGGACGAAAAGGCTGATTTGCTCAATAAAATCAGCCGCCTGACGAAGAAGGGCGTTGCGACGAGCGCCCGCCTGACCATTTACAGCGACATTGAGGAGATTCGTACCGAGTTTAAGCGTATGATGTACGGCATCGAGGTGGATCGTTCCATCAAGTTCCAGCGTCGGATGCTCGTCGCCTGTATCACCGGCCTGGAGTTTCTCAACGACAAATTCGATCCTTTTGATTTGGAGCTGAACGGGTGGTCTCAGAACACGATGGAGAATGTCGAGGACTACGACGGTGTGTTTGAGGAGCTCTACAACAAGTACAAGACGAAGATCCAAGTGGCGCCAGAGGTCAAGCTGATTATGATGGTTGGTGGTTCCGCGATGATGTTCCACCTGACGAACAGCATGTTCAAGGCGGCCGTACCCAATGTCACTCAGGTGATGAAGCAGAACCCAGGCCTGATGCAGAACATGATGGACGCTGTCCAGCGGAGCCAGCCTCCGCCACCCCAGGCGACTGGTGGTGGTGGACCACGGGACATGCGCGGGCCGGGCATGGACTTTGGGTCGCTCATGAACATGATGGGTCCACCACCGGCTGTGATGACGCGCTCAGGCGCTGGGAACACGGCCGAGTCCGTGTCTGACATCGTGTCCGTCGATGAGGGCGACCCAGACACGCGCGAGGTTCGGGTCGGAGAAGAGAAGAAGAAGCGGGGTGGCGGGCGCAAGAAGAAGGAGGTGAGTTTGTAATCGAAGACCCGAAAAATTTTATCAGGTAAAAATAGGTCATGGCCATTTCATATGCGCCATTTGATGATAACTGGGGTCCCAAGCCCATCGCTCCAAAGCCCGTCGAAGCGCCTCCTAGAAATATTCCAACCTCAGACGACACCGAGTGCAATTACATCGTGATGGCGTTTGTGGGTGGTATAATTTTGATGGGAATTATGGACTCCCTTAGGAAGTGAACGAGTCCCGTAGGGACTCTTTTCTAAGAGAGGACTCGGGCCCGGGAGGGGGACAACTCCTACGGAGTTGGCTATTTGTTCACACTCGACTGATACACTGGAGCGTAGTCTCGCGCCCCAGAACAAGCGCATGGCTTTGCATTTGCAACATCAATAATATCCTTTTCGATGGCATTATTGATTTTGACCTGATTGTCGTACGCTTGGCTGGTGATAGCACCTGGAGAGATCATCATTTATTTTCTAACGAGAAATTAATGGCGGTGAACTTTCCGGGGAAAATGTGCACCCAAGTGTGCTTTCCGACCGGGTCGCCAAATCCTAACCCAGCGAGTCCTTGTATTTCTACGAACGAAACTTGGCACTTATCAGGTCAGAAGTGCCCCCCTGGTTATACCGACGGGACTACTCTGAAGGCGACTCCGCCGGGCCCGGCTCCCGCCCCGGCTCCCGCCCCGGCTCCTGCCCCGGCTCCTGCCCCTCTCACGTGCAAATATTGTGATTCGTGTTTCAACGGCGTTACTATTCCTAGGAAAGTGGACGCTGGGTGTCCAGCGCAGGACATTGCCTGTGCAACTTCAAGTTGCCCCCCGGCACAACCTGCAGGCTTGAGCCCATGGGCTATTGCTGGAATTATTATAGCATTTATCTTTTTTATGGCTGTTTTAATTTATTTTACATACAAAGGTGGCGTTTTTTAGAGCAAGCACAGACCCTTTCCAAAAACCTCGACGGGTTTTTCGTCTTCATGAGTTCCGGTTATTTCAAACCCAGACGCTTTGTAGACAGCCATACGCTTACGAGCCATGGAATGGAACACCGACCAGTGGTCTGCTATGTCATAAATGAGTGGATTGTTCAGCTTACCGGGCGTTTCACGCATGATTCGCCCGATAGCCTGCGTGATGTCAGACTTGGGACTTGCCAGGATGATTGTATCCAGTACAGGAATATCAAGACCTTCCTGGGCCATGGCAAAAGTTCCTATAATGATTCGTTTTCGGGAAGACTCTTCCAACTCGGACTCTTTGAGTCCACCGTAGTACAGACCCGAAAGTACAGGACCAAATTCCTTTTGAAAATACTGACAATGTTCCCGACGATCCGTCAGAATGAGTACTCTTCTCCCTTGGTCTACTGAATTTTTTGCAATTTTGGTTATAAATTCATTTCTTATAGGAAGTTCCGTCACGTCAGTCACCATCTGGGCCATATTGATTTTTCCAAACCTTGTGACCGGTGGAGACTCTTTGAACAATGGGTCAGAATAAGGTATGACCTCGACCCGTGTTGTCTTTTGATTCTCCCTTTGGAGTCTGAAAAATTCAGGACCCAGGAACCAATATAGGATACGGGTCAGGCCATCTTTCCGTTCAGGAGTGGCTGTCAACCCCAGAGTGTACTTGGGGCAAAAGCGAAACATAGCCTGTGAAAATGCAGCAGCACCTATGTGATGGGCTTCATCGACAATTAAGAACCCAAATTGGTCAAAGGTTCTGGAAGGCAAAGCCTCCTCGTCCCGACTACACAGGGTCTGGATCATGGCAATCACAAAGTCCTTGTCGGTGTCGCACACGTCCTGCTGAATCCGTCCGATGGTTGTACCGGGACAGAACTGTTGGATACGGTCTCTCCATTGGTTCGCCAAAAACTCCTTGTGGACCACGATGAGCGTCCTCAATTTCAGATGTGCCGAAAGAGCCAAGGCGATTGTAGTTTTTCCGAAACCCGGAGGGACCGATAAGACACCCCCGCCCTTTTCTTCAAAGGCTTTGACTCCTGACGCAAAAGCTTCTGGCTGTTTGGTCTCGTCTCGCAATTTTCCAACAAAATTGATGTTCCCACACGCAACAGGAGTGCGCCTAGAATCTTTGGTGGAGGCACCGAACCGCTCGAGAGCCCAATACCTTGGAACCAGAAGGGTCTCCGTACCCCCACGGACTTGTCTGAAAACCTTGAATGATGGCGCCAGACCTTCATGTGCTATAGGACGTACAGTGAGTTCACGTTTTATGTCCGTCGAATTTTGGATCAAAATTCCATTTCTTGTCAATATGGTCATTCTATTTAAATAACTTGATTCTTTATACAAAAGCGGGTCCCTCCGCCCAAAACGCGAGTAGTCTCAATACTCCCCTTTTAACATCGTTTATTCTGTACATGAGATAACTAGGAAAAACTATAATTTCCCCCTTTCTCTTGTGTTGAACCACGTGAGACCCCGCACTTGTGATCATAGAGAGTTCACCGCCTTCATATTCAGATGGATCGGTTAAAAATAAAATTGCTGATAGTTTTCTACTAGAATTATTTTCCCATACATCCATGGACCAGTCCGAGTTTTTATATGTTTCGTCAAACTCTCTATACTCCATACACTCTGAAAAGTTGCTCAAGTTGAACTTGAACATTTCGAGATTGCATTGACGGAGTTTAGACGACAAAAACTTTGACGCAGTTTCATCCGAAAACCACCCAACCTTTGAATATTTTTTCATATCAATAACATTTCTAAAATCAAGGGTCGGTATTTTATTCAACAGATTCGTGAGCCATTCGACCGGTATAGGATCTTTAAAATTGGACCAAACATGCTGATACTTGATAGCCTCTTGCAAACCGATGGGTGGTGATGATGAAAAGTTCCATATATTCTTTAGACCCAAATCAAACAACTGCTGCTTCGCGAACTTTATACCATAGGAGAGTCTACTCCCTGTCTTTGTGTAGACAGCGTGCCAGAATTTTTGAAAATTTGGATATTTAAGGTTAAATATGAGAAACTGGCCATCAACATCTTTGACAGCATGGATCTGTTTAGAAATAGGATTTCTATAAAAGAAGTAAGAGTCTCCGGTGCATGAGATAGTATAGAGCCTAAGATATTTCATCCCAGAATCATTCGTCAAGTTGTTTATGTTGGTATGCCAGTCCATTCCGTGCCCTCTTGGATAGAGGTAAAATGGTCCAGATTCTGTGAAACCCGCCGGTAATATAAACTCTTTGTTCCATAAAATTATTTTAGATGGTCCGTTATTAAAATATTCAGGGGCATCTCCATAGTTTTCTAATTTTGGATTGAAAATAGATTGCGGCGGAAGAGCATCAACACCTTCGACCTGTTTTTCCCTATGAACTTCTGTCAGTTTTTCATATATTTCATTTATGAATGGCACATCGTCAACTTGCCCGGTTACGAGATGGGATGTACGCAAAGGACTCTGTTCATCACAATAGTCTGACCCATCGATTTGCATTATACAACATGGAGTGTCTGGCATGGAAACACGTTTGTTCTCGATAACATCCACAGCGTAGCTATTTCCGTCAAAGTCGTGAGTTCCAACAAAAACTTGACCGTTGCTGGAAATAGACAAGCCTCGACAAATCCTGCGAAGGTCTGGGGAGACAGGTTCGACTTTCCATACTTCGCTCACCTCGTGAGTCACAGAATTTACCTTGCAAATTGTGTTCGTCGCATCTGCAAAGTAAATATCGTGTCCGATAATTACAAGGTCGTGACAGAAAAACCTACCAGTGTCAATTTCATCAATGAGTTTCCAATTATTTGAGAAAACTTTAATAATGGTCGGATTCCTATCTTGATCGGGTTGTCCGTTAGAGTTTATTTTGCTTCGTAGCCTCGGACAAGAAATATAAAAACGATCATCCTGAACAGTTATAGCGTTCATATGTGCATAGTCCGCAAGAGAGCCCTCCATTCCGTGATGCTTGTACCACGCCATAATTGCCCGAGGAAATGGATAAATTATTTCCTCACTCTTATCGACAAGTGAAATTTTTCGAATTTGTTGAATATAAGTTTCTAAAATATAGAGGTGGTTCTCGTAAATCATAATCTGATGGACGCCATTGTCGAGTCCGCTCGCAAACTTTTCGTGCATTACAACATTTCCGTATTCATCGATAGCGAACTTTATAATGAAACCTTCATGGGTTGGCTTCGTTCGATCTTCTGCATGCGTGCAATATGTGTACCATTCTCGCTCATGTCGAGCCAGCCCAAAGAAAGACCCGTTCATGATTTTGTGTGTAAAATTGAAGAAAAGACCTTCCCGTGTGGTGCATAGACTCATACTACCTCTCGTATGGAATAAAGTACGTTATACTGAACGCAATCCCACGTTTTTATTTCAATGATAACATCGACCTGATCACCCTTTTGAAATTCCTGAACGGTCTTGAGTCCTTCGATCCGACACATGACCCTGTTGTATCTGAAAGGGACTTTGACTCTTACAATTTTATTTTCAATAATAAATTCAAGATACTTTCGTCCGTCCCGGTCGTAGTACGGTGTGTGTACTACGGCAAGCACCATTTTTATTAAAGAGTAAATTTCTTTATTAGGTACATGGATATAATAATCGAAGACGACTGCTTCGAAGTTGATGGGAAGATTCTTAGCGGTCATTTCCCGTGGTCTTACCCAGGTGACGCGTCGTTCGAAAGCGTCCAGGCTCACTATCACCTTTTGATATCTAGGAACTTTGAGGAACCAAAAGTTATATCTGAATACTACCCATATTTCGAGAGTATATTTAGAAAGTTCTGTGAAAATCACTCTATTCAGGTGAATGGAGTGTTTGGAGCGGCCGTCCACCAAACCTTCGATTCGTGGAACTCTCACCAGAAATTCCATGTAGACTTTCACTTTGAACACAAGGTTCTTATTATGTACTTGACAGACGCTTTTGAACGGGGAAGTACGTTAGTTACAGATGTTCGAAAGTCGGAGAATGGACCTATAATTGTACAAAAAGATCTCGAAACGTGCGCTGAAGTAAAGCCCAGAGTTGGAAGAATTCTATGTTTTGACGGAATGCGATATCACGCTGCACAGTATCCGGTCCGTGGGAGACGGGTCGTATGTATATTCACTTTTTTCTGAGTAGACAGTAGATGAAGTGGCTGATTTTGACGCTTGTTTGTATCGTGTTGACCATAAGTCTCGCTATCATACTCTCGACACCACCCCCTTCTTTGAAACGAAAGGTGGCGTACAACTTCATCACCCCGGAGGAATCGCAGAGAATGATAGAACTCATAGATCAAAAGGTAGAGGCAAAGGCTTATCGTAAACGCCAGGAATTTGACAGCGGGGAACAGCAAATCTTTGACATGAAAGAGTTTAATGATTCACTTGTAGACTCTATTCGACAGAGAGTAGACGAGTTTACTAAGGCGCATTTTGGTCAGGACATTCACATAGAATCTTCATATATGAAAGTACGAGTCCCTGGAAAACAAGAATATGCTCACCCAATTCATGCCGATAATTGCGAATATAACAAATTCACCGATGAGTGTACAGTCGAGGCGAAAACAGACTTCTGGGTGTCCCATAGTGTTCTGGTCTACCTGAATAGGTGTGAAGGCGGTGAGTTCTTCTTTGTCGGAGGAGAGACTCTGGTTCCAGAACCCGGTCTTATAGTAGGATTTTCTTCAGGTCCCGAGAATTTGCACGGAGTTAACAAGATAAAAAGTGGGAACAGATATGCGATAGCTATGTGGTTCACAAAAGAACCTGAACGGCGTGAAAAATATATCTGACAATAAGTAAATGGAAACCAAGTCTTTTGCTCTCGGCTTCCTTACCGCTCTGATACTCATGATGTGCTGGAAATTCATTTCCGGAAAGAGGTCAAACTTTGATTCTTCGACCGTCTTCACACCGAACATGACTACCGCCCAGGCCGAAAAGGCACTCAAGGACGCCCAGACTCAGGTTCAGAATCTCTACAACCCACGCATAGAGTCTGCACAGTCCAGTGGAGGCGACGCCAAGGCCATCAAGAAGGAAGCCATTCAGGCCATGTCGGATCTCGCCACCGCATATAACATCTGGGGAATCGATTACGGCACCACCGCGCCCACCCCCTCTCCATAAATTTTATATGGTTATAGTATAATGGGCTTATTTAGTGCAGTTGGAAAGGACGCGGGCAAGATTGCCGCCAAGGACGCGGGCAAGACTGCCGCCAAGGACGCTGGGGCTGCGGCCGCAAAGGACGCTGGCAAGATTGCCGCAAAGGACGCCGCGGGCGCAGCCGCAAAGGACGCAGGCAAGATTGCCGCAAAGGATGCTGCCGAGGCTTCGGCCAAGGACGCGGCCAAGGCTGCCGGAAAGGACGCCTCGAAAATGAGCGCAAAAGACGTCGCCAAGTACACGGCCGGCGCGGCCGCCCTCGGCCTCGGCTTCTACACCTATTTGAACGCGAGTGATGCGGCCGACGCGAGCAACAGCACGCCCCGCGGAATCACAAAGATTGAGGCCGGGGACGGAACGAGCGTCAAGATTACATTCACTCCGACGATCCGCATCGTCATGGGAGATCAGCTGACCATCAGCGGGACGAAGACGAAACCGAGCCTCGATGGACCGGCGATTCCCAAGACCATCTTGTCCGACGGGCAGATTGTCATCGACCCAGGGACTAAGTTGACCGATATGACGGCAGGTGGGACCATTAACGTCAAGACGACTCCTGAGAATCAGGTGGCTGACTCGGCCGGCGGGGCCGCTACCCTCCTAGGCAACACGGTCGGTGGCGTGGGAAAGGGTCTGCTGGGAGGCCTCTTTGACGGCCTCGGGCTCGGAGAATATGCCACATACATAGCATGGGGATGCGGGATACTCTGTTTGCTTATTATTAGTGGCATAATTGCCTATTTTGCTATGAAAAAGTAAACTATTGGGGGGCGGGTGACAGACCGGCGGACTGGACTCCCGTGTTCGCCAAGTCTCCAACGCCTAATCCGACCACAGCCGGGTTTCCAACAATATACGCAGCAGCCATAGCCTTACCAAAACCGGTGGCATCACCGTTTCTGATAGAGTTAATTCCCTCCTGAATATGACTGCCAAGCGTACTGTTCTTGAAATCACTTTCGGACGTGCTCGGGAAAGGAGTGTTTCGAGGGCGAGGATACGTGCGAAGTGAAATACCCCGAGGCGCCTGGGGTCCCTGTGTCGTCGCCGGGACGTCGGAGACGGATGGCTTTCCGGCGCCACGCGTCTGAGGGTCTCGCCCGATGGTATCCGCTGGCTTGAGACAGGAACCGGCGGCGGAACGGCTGAAACCCGGGCCGGCTCCCCACGATGCGTCCGAACACCGCTTATAACACATTCCACCAACCTTATCACGATCCGCCGGACACACGCCCACCTCCAAGAGGGACTTGACGACTGGAGCGACTCCGTAACTCCGGGCATAGCACGAAAGTCCGTTCAGATAGTAACCGTTTGGGCAACTCAGGGTCGAGCCATACGATTGGTCAGGATGACAGTTCTTCAGTGCGTTCCAGGAACGAGTCTCCGTGCAGTCAATCCAGCAACAACCCCATTGTTGAGTGTCCCAGCCACCGTCACAGTGGACTGGCTTTGAACAAATAGCTCCGATGTTCGTTCCCCCGTTTGGACAAGAAGAGGATGGAACCTTAATGAGAAGATTCGTATCGACATTATTATCATAACACACTCCGCCGTACAACTTCTGTCCGGCCGGGCACCCTGGCTGACACATACCTCCCGGACCGGCGACGGTCGTCGTCATCCCCGGAGGACATGTGGCGACAGTTCCACTGTCAGTGACCGTCACTGGGTTACGCTGGCACGTCAGCGAAAGGGTATCGTACCCGCTCGGGCAATCCTTGAGACACATAGTCGCCCCATCACTCGATCGGCCCGGGGGGCATTTGGGGTAGCAGAAACCGATCCCGACGCCCGATCCCCGCTCTGTTCCAGCGTCACAGCTATCCTTGTGGCACATACCGGCGGACGACTTGTTGTACCCGTCCGGACACTTGTAGCACATACCATTCACCTGGTTTCCGAAGCTGTCGGATGTGCGGTTGAATCCATTTTTCTCGTCACACTTATCATAGCAGATACCGTTGATTTTATCTTGAGTAGCTTTACACTTGTTCTCTTCACAGAGGTACGGCTCAATTGTCTTGGAACCCTGCGGGCATGGCGCATAGTTATGCGGGTCGAAAATGTTCACGAGTGATCGGACAAACGTCCGCCCAAAGATGGTTTCGGCAATCTCCTCGCCCTTGCTGATGGAGCAGTCCCCATTCCTGAGTCCGTTGTCGGCACCGTACCTGCGGCAATATGCGTCGGTCAGGTTGCACGACCCGGTGTCGAAGTTGTACGAGCAGCCCTGACCAAGGCTCTCACACTTGTCGCGCATGGCACCGGGTTTGGCCTCGCACATTTTATCCGTCTTGTTCAGCTCATAGTAAGTATCATCCGTCTTGAGCGGCCAGGGTGCCAGACACTTTCCGGTCACGGCCGTCTCCCATGTACAGTACATATTGCTCGAGGTGGGGTGCTTCTTATAAACGCCGTTCATGGCGGTGCACTTTTGCCTCTCGGCATCCGTGAACGTATCATCTATATTGATATTCGCGTCAAAATAGGTTACGTAGTCATCGGATGTGGCCGTCGCCGGAAGCCTCGGAATGGTTCCATTCTTCCAGCCGTCCTGGATAGCTTTCAGCTTGGCGGCATAAATCGTTGCCTGATTCGCGTTAATCTCAGCCTGGAGTGCCGTCTGGTCAGATACTGTGTCGAACGGCCCGTATATGACAGGCCATTCTACCCCGTTATCCGCATAGGCTTTCTTGACTTGGTCGTTGATGGAATCCCTCATGTCGTTAAGGGTCTTCATGTTCGTCAGGTTGTCGAACCCTCCGAGATTGAATTCGTCCATGTATCCCGTGAGCATATTGAAGCCAAGCTCGGCCGCCTCTACGAAAGGTGCGGCAGGTCCCGTTTCCGCAGCGACCGCTGCCTGCGTCCCAAGTTTGGTCGCCGCTTTTACGGCCGCCCTTTCGGCTGCGTGATTTATAACTTTCATGCCGACGCGCTCAGTGATGCGAGCCGTGTCCTTGGCCGCCACCTTAGCGATCAACTTGGTGGCCGTATTGGCGATCGCTTTGGCGGAGGCGCGTGCCACCTTGGTGATGATCTTCGGGTGCTTGAGAAGGAGGTCGGCACCGACGGCAATACCGACCGTCTCCCAGAGTGTCGGATTCTTGACGAGGTCAGCGAGAGTGGACGCAGTGCTCGCCGTCGCTGTCTGCTTCCCTGAAGAGTCTGTGACTGTTGCGGTCGACGCACCATCTTTCGTCGTGACGGTCGTCTGAGTGTTCCCGTTCACGTCCTTGGTGGTGGTCGTAGTTGTCCCCGTGTCGCCGGTCGTGGTATTTGTACTGACCACTTTGTTCGGATCGAAAGCCGTTTGTGGAATGATAGTGATCTGGTGAGGGGTTTCCTTCTTTTTCGCGGCAGCCATCCGCAAGAATACTATAACCGTGATGATGATGATGATGAGTAAGAAGCCTCCTATTATGAATAAACCATCCATCTAAAAGTTATAAATATTTTAATACCTGGATCGCCTCTTCATGATGAGAAGGGGAGCTCATCATAGTTTAAGACTACATGCGTAAAATAAATACACATGGTCCGCGTTGTCTTCTGTATGCCCGGTCGCCAGTATTCTCGCGAGTTCCTCCTGGCCTGGTCTGACCTTTTGATGCAGGCAACCAGTCGCGGACACCAGGTTATGATTTCTCAGCAGTACTCGAGCGTCGTCCATTTCGCCCGGGCCAAGTGCCTTGGGGGCGACGTTCTGAAAGGCCCCGACCAGAAACCATTTCAGGGAGCGGTCGACTATGACGTCATGATGTGGATCGACTCTGACATTGCGTTCAAGCCTGAAGATTTCTTCGCGCTCCTCGAGAGCCCCCACGACGTGACGGCCGGAATGTACATGATGGAGGACCTTCAGCACCTCGCGACCGTCAAAGAGTGGAACGAGGATTTCTTCACCAAGACGGGATCGTTCAAGTTTATGCGTCCAGATGATATTGTGGGCGCACCGCAGTACGTACCCGTCGCGTATACGGGTATGGGCTGGATGATGATCCGCAAGGGGGTCGTCGAGACGATCAAGTACCCGTGGTTCCATTCGGACCTCCAAACGGTTGGGGAGCTCATAGATATGAACTCTGAGGATGTTTCGTTTTGCCGGGCGCTCCAGGGTGCCGGGCACCAGATTTACGTAGACACAAAGGTCCGCGTCGGTCACCAAAAACTTATGTTGATCTAATATAAAATGCACAAGTACGAGCGTATCGCTCTCTGGACCCTCGTGATCCTGACCTTTCTGATTGTCGTGTTCAGACCGTCTGTTTCTGGATGGACTGGTACGCCGTCATCTATTTTTGACGTTGCAGAATTTAACGCTTTTCCAGCAAATCTTGCATCGGCTCTAAAAACTAACGGGCAGTCAATTATAGGTGCTTTGGCTAAAAAATCCACCAAGGAATGGCAACAGTTGTCTGCATCACAACAGAACATGATGCTGACTAATATGAAAAACGCTTCCGAACGTATAATAAACAACATCAATTCAGGAATGACTATTCAAACGTTGACAGGCGCGTCTCCCCCACCGATGCCCATGCCTCCCCCACCGATGCCCATGCCTCCCCCACCGATGCCCATGCCTCCCCCACCGATGCCCATGCCTCCCCCACCGATGCCCATGCCTCCCCCACCGATGCCCATGCCTCC